TCAGCGGGTAGAGACGCTGTTGAACTGATTTTTTGCGGGGTGACCCCGTTCGACCCGTCCAGAGTGCTCTACCACTTTGGGCGGGTTTTTTATTACATGGAGTAGAGCAACTATGGACACTCAGTGGCATCCGGCAGCAAGCATCTTTCCGATGCTGCCAGATGATAAGTTGTTAGAGCTGGCGGAAGACATCGAAAAGAACGGGCAACATGAACCGGTGCTATTGCTTGACGGCAAGGTTCTCGACGGCCGCAACAGGATGTGTGCGTGCAAGTTGAAAGGCATAGCACCAGTCACGAAGGTGGTCACAGGAATTGATGATCCGGTGGCTTACGTGCTGTCACTTAACCTTCATCGCAGGCACCTGACGCCATCTCAGGCGTCCATGTGTGCGGCAAGAGCGAGGGAGCTTTATGAGCAGCAGGCGAAGGAACGAATGACATCTGGTGTGAACCAGCACAGCCCTGTGGAAAATTTACCACAGGGCACTTCATCAGCCCGAGACGCAGCAGGCAAGGCATTCGGAGTTTCCGGCAAGTCGGTTGATTACGCTAAGAGGGTGATCGACAAGGGGATTCCAGAGTTAGCAAAGGCTGTTGATGAAGGGCGGATGGCAGTCAGTACGGCAGCTGTGTGGGCATCTGACACGGCTGACGAACAAAAGTCCGCGTTGGAAAAACAGCGTAATCGTGACTACTCGAAGCTGAAGCCAAAAACGATCGATGCCAAAGAGCCTCGGCATGCTGGAGAACACAAGCAAGGCGAGGTGTTTGCTAAATCAACCGCAGATGTCGCAATTACGCAACTGAAGGGCATACCAGACACTAATGAGTTTCGCGAAGCAGCGTTTGTTCGCGTCGAAAAATGGATCAATACCACACGAAAGGCAGGTGCAAAATGACACCACGGTTAATGTCAACAAAAGATTACTCAAAATTCCGTTTGTGCCAATTCAATCGCAGTGTCACAAAAACGGATGCGTTGCGAGACAGCATGAGGCATCACGGATTTATTCCGGCGTATCCTGTACATTGCGTCAAAGAAGGCGATGCGTTCAGTGTAAAAGCGGGACACCACAGGTTTGAGGTCGCAAAGGAACTTGGGCTTGCGATCTACTACGTCATATCTGACGATTCAGCGACAATTCATGAACTGGAAACCGCGACTACACGATGGTCTGTCGAAGACTATCTCAGTTCGTACATTCGCTGTGGGATTGAATCTTACACAAGACTGAAAGAATACTGGACTGAAACTGGAATTCCGCTTGGAATGTGCATATCCATTCTAGCCGGTGAATCAGCACGATCTAGCAATAAATTGCGATCGTTCAAGGATGGCAGTTTCACGATAAAAGGTCAGGAGCACGCAGACCAAATTCGCCAAATCGTAATGCGATGCTCGGAGCTTGGCGTTACTATTAATCAAAACTTCGTAGCCGCAATATCACGTTGCTTGCGAGTTGAAGAGTTTTCAATTGAAACGTTTCTGTTTCGAGCCGCATCAAACGCTACTACGTTCAAAAAGTGCCGAACAATCGAAGACCAGATGAAGTTGCTGGAGGACATCTATAATTACAAGGCGCACAACAAAATCGCATTGTGTTTCTTGGCAGACCAGATAATGCGAAAACGATCACCATTCCATAAGCAAAAAACATGACTAGACTGCATATGGCACGGCAAGGCGAGGTAAAGGGCGGCAGTCGAAACTGCCGCCCTTTTTTCGTTAGTTGCTACATGTAGCAATCAGCCTATTTCAGCGGTAATGCTGATCGTCAAAAATTGCGGGCATGACAGAACCCGCAGACCAACTTGCAGCAGAAGCCCTAAAGGCTCAGAGCGTATCGAATGACGGCGTTGCCGTGACTCGCAGATCGCTTACTGAGTTAATGGATTACGAAAACCATCAGGCTTCTAAGGCTGCGGCAGCGTCACCAGCGGCGACGTTCCGAGGCATGACCATGCGAATCGTTCCACCGGGAGGCCGGTAGAATGGGACGCAGACGCAGCAAAAAGAATCGGCCACAACAGGTCAGTGCTCCAGTTGTTCGAGCGTCATTTGATCTTGCTCAGACGACTGCTGAAAACAAAAAGCACTGGGCGTCAGCTGACGGGTTGTCATCGCGTGCGGCGTTGTCTCCAGCCGTGCGGCGAACAGTGCGGATTCGCTCACGCTACGAGGCTGAAAACAACTCGTGGTATTCTGGCATTTTGCGGACAGCTACAAATCATATTGTAGGCGGCACTGGTCCTCGATTGCAGTTACTATCAGGTAATCCCGAAGCCGATCGACGCATTGAACGAGCCTGGTCGACATGGTGCCGTGCGGTAGACTTCACGGACACGCTGAGGATGGCTGTTGAAGCCTATTGGCGCGACGGCGAAGTGTTCTTGATTAAAGCCGATTCGGTCAAGCGTTATCCAATCTCACTTGACGTGCGATTGATCGAAGCCGATCAGGTTGCGTCGCCATGGTTGCCGTCATCTATTGGCGATCCGTTTCAGGATGACGGCATTCGGTTCAACCGCAACACCGATGAAATCGAAGTATACGTTTACGATCATCACCCCGGTTCAACAAGTTATTCGCTGAATGCGTTGTCGGGTCAGTGGTATCCTGCTCGCAAGATTGTCGCACACTTATTCAGGGCAGAACGACCCGGACAAGTTCGCGGAATTCCACGAGCGACACCAGCATTGCAGACGTTGCCGATTATGCGACGGCAGGAACTGGCAACGCTGTATTCAGCCGAGACAGCGGCCAACTTTGCAATGTACTTAAAGGCAACAGGTCCAGCGGTAAACCCGTCATCGTCGCCGGCAGACTTTGCAGAAATTGAACTCACTCGCAACATGTTAACCACCCTTCCTGAAGGGTGGGAGATCGGGCAAGTTGAACCGAAACAGCCGGGGCCACTTTACGAGATGTTTCAGCGGCAAGCTCTGATGAGTTTTGCACGTTGCACAAACATGCCATATTCACTGGCAGCTGGCACTGGCAAAGACTCGAATTTCAGCAGTTTTAAAGGCGACATGAAAAACGTCTGGGAACCTGAAGTTCGAGTTGAACAAAACCGCATCGAGAACACGATTCTCAGTTGCGTGCTGAATTGGTTTTTTGAATCAGCAGTTTATTCTCCGGGTTTACTCGACGGTGCTCCGCCTATTCAGTTTATTGAACAGCGTTGGCACTGGCCGCCGTTGCCTGAGTTAGATGCGGTCGAATCAGCCAAGGCAGCAATGCTGCGAATGTCGTCAGGTTTATCGGGGCCATCCGAAGAATACGCAAGACGCGGAGCCGACTGGGACACCGAAAGTGTTCGGGCTGCATCTGATTTTGGCGTCAGCGTAGAAGAATACAAACGAGCGGCATTCAATAGTATTTTCAAAATCGTGGCACCGGGTGGTGGCGGTGCAATGCCGGTTGCAGCACAAGCTGAACTTCCAACAGGTGAATATACCGAACTCGGCCAGCGAGCGTTCAATAACAATATGAAACGCATTCAGCAAACGCTCGGGAATCTGGCATCTGGTGATGTGTCTGAATCAATGGCTCGCATGACGCTTGAATCAATTGGGCTGGCACCTGATCGGATTGACAAACTGTTGTCAGAAGCACTGGAGACTACATAATGAAGTTTACTGCAAGCCTAACAATACAGGCGGCTGACGGTGCTTCGCCTCGCCGGTTTTCAATTCTGGCATATAGCGGCGGTCTATTACCTGTTGATGGTTTTGATGTGCCGGTGATAGTTGATTTAACAGGTCTTGAAGTGCCGGGTGCCATCCCGATTCTGATCGACCATGAAAAATCTGTTGATGCAACGTTTGGCATCACAGACGGCATCGAAAACGACGGTTCTCAACTGTTGCTGACAGGTCAGATTACGGGCAGTTCTCCGAGAGCGTTGCAGGTTATTTCATCGCACAAAGCTGGCCACAAATGGCAGGCATCAATTGGTGCGAGAGTATTAGAACAAGAAGAAATTTCAGCGGGCCAATCCGTTGAGGTGAACGGACAGGCGTTTGTCGGTCCGGTGATTGTCGCACGCCAATCGGTGCTGCGGGAAACGTCAGTCTTGCCAATGGGTGCGGATGCGACGACACAAGTTACTTTGGCAGCTAAAGCAGCTGTCACTACCGTGAAAGGGTCAGCGATGACTTACGAAGAGTGGTTGATTTCGTTGGGCATCGACCCAACAACATTGTCCGAAGAAGATGCGGCAGCTATGCAGCTGGCCTACGAATCAAAACAAGCTCCGGCTCCACCAGCGATGGCGCAGGCGATGCCAGAGGAAGAGGAACCAGAAAAGGAAATACCAATGGCGGCTGAAGCAAAACTCGACGTGCAAGCACAGATCCAAAACGCTCGCAAGCAACTTGCGACCGAGCAACGACGCATTGCGGACGTTCAAGCCGCTGCGGCGTCTCACCCTAAGATTGCAGCCACTGCAATCGAAAAAGGTTGGTCGCTTGACAAAGTCGAACTCGAAGTGCTGAAAGCATCAGCAAGCCGTACCTTGCCGACATCGTTTCGTGATGAACAGAACAAGCCCGAGAACCTGCCACTGGTTCTTGAAGCTGCGTTGTGCATGACTCGCAAAATCAAGAACGTTGAAACGCTATACAGCGACAAGATCCTGCAAGCGGCTCACACAAACTATCGTGGAGCGATGGGCATCAAACGTCTGTTGATTGAAGCGGCTGTTGCCAATGGTCACTATGTTTCGGCTAGTGAAGGCGTGACACGCAGTAACTGGCAGGACATCGGTCGAGCAGCTTGGGGCGACAGCGTCCAAGCCGGTTCAACTGTTTCACTGCCTGGCATTCTTTCGAACGTTGCCAATAAGGAACTGCTCGACGGGTACATGCAGGAAGAACAAAGCTGGAAAGAAATCAGCCGCGTTGCGACTGTCAGCGACTTCAAAACCGTGACCAGCTATCGCATGCTGGACGACATGGAATACGAAGAGGTCGGTGCTAATGGTCAGATTAAGCACGGTACGGTCGGCGAAGAATCGTACACTCGACAGGCTCGCACTTATGCGAAAATGTTTGCGTTGTCTCGAACTCAAATCATCAACGATGACATGAGTGCGTTCGACGACTTGCGAAATCGCATCGGTCGAGGTGCTGCCAAGAAGCTGAACAAAGTCTTCTGGGCAAAATTCCTTGACAACTCATCTTTCTTCACGGCAGGCCGTGGCAACTACATTACCGGCAGCACGACTACGCTGCTGGCTGACAATGTTGGGCTAGGGTTGGCTCTTGATGCGTTTGACGCATTGCGAACGCCAACAGCGGACGGTAAGAAAGTTCCAGGCGGATTGTTTGGTGGGGCACCTACGATCCTGCTGACACCAGGTGGAGGCATCAGCCGAGTTGCTGAAGCCATTCACGTCAACACGAACATCGGTGGTGGAACAACCACTGCCGAAGCCAACATTCATGCGGGCAAGTACAAGCCGGTGAAGTCAGTGTTCCTGAACGACGCGACGGTGTCCGGCGGTTCAGCGGTTGCGTGGTACTTGCTGCGTGATCCTTCCGTTGCTGCTGGGATGGTTGTCTCGTTCCTCGACGGCGTTGAAACTCCAACTGTTGAGCAACAGGACGCAAGCTTCAGCACTCTGGGGATTGAAATGCGTGGTTATCATGACTTCGGTTGTGACCAGGCCGAATACCTGTGCGGCGTTAAGTCTAAGGGTGCTGCATAACAATTGTTCAAAACATGCGGGCGGCAATCGTCGCCCGCTTCTTCAGATTAAGGATTACGGATCATGGCTCAAGTTCCAGCGAATATGTTCTCGGCGGGTGGCACTATTGACTACACGCCAGGTTCAGCAGTTACAGGCGGCGACGTTGTCGTGCTAGGCAGTATTGTTGCCGTAGCGTTGACGGACATCGCAGCAGGCGAATTGGGAAGCCTTTGCACCACTGGCATTTTCAAAGTGCCGAAAATTACCGGTGCAAATGCAATCGGCACAAAACTCTATTGGGATCCGGCAGGCGACCCAGTTGGAGGCACAGCAGGCACGGGAGCAGCAACAAGCACAGCTGGTTCTCTCAAGCTGATGGGCTACGTTGTTGCAGCGTCGCTGAGTGCAGATGAACGTGTCGTTGTTGAATTGTCCCGAGCTTAATCGTGACAGACTTCGATGATGCAATTGGTGGCATGACGCAAGACCTGCTAACGGAAGCTGGCACGTCTTGCGTCTACAACCAAGACACGACATCAACAGCGATTACGATGCGAAAGTCGACGTTGCAGCCAATGCTGGTTGATAATGGCGATGGCGTTATTGTGGAGATGCGGCCTGTTGATTTCATCTGTTTGAGTTCAGCGTTTCCTCATGATCAGCCGCTACGTGGCGATAGCATTACTATCGGTGCGGAAACGTTTGAGGTGCAGGCGAGCAACGGAGAAAAGTGCTGGAGGCAAATCAGTCCGCAGATGCTCAGGATACACACTAAACAGGTCTAAAGATGTCAGTGGCAATTTCACCGTCAGTCGAAGCAATGCAGGCAATTGTGTCGCGAATAAATAGCGGCACATACCAGTTCAGTGTGCGTGCAAAGTACGGTGAAGCAGTCATTGATGAACTTGAGGATCTTGAGTTTGTCACAGTTGACGTGATTTCAGAAAGTGAACAACAGCTAAACGAGACAATTGATATTGAGGACCGCACGAGCCACCTGATTAATGTCTGGATACGTCGCAAAGTGAACCTGGACGATACAGCGACAATCGACCGATTGAAGCTGACAGTGCGGCAAATGTTTCAACGATTAAATGATTACGACTCACCGAACGGAAGGGTTAAAATTTGGGAACTCGACAGCGAATCAAAGAAGGTTCCGGACAAAACGCAGTTAGTTAACAATCACGTTTTCATCGCTGCGTTGATGCTGCGGGCCGAAGTTGAGGCAAGCTGATGGCGCGGCAAATAATAACGGGCGACAAAGAACTGGAGCGAGCACTTTCACGATTGGCGGACAAGTCAGCAGACCGTGTAGCACGTTCTGCAATCGGTGGCGGTCTGACAGTGTTGGCGCAGGGAATAAGAAAAGCGGCACCAGTTGGCAAAACGAAGTCATTGAAGAAATCAATTGGCTCGCGATTCACGCGGGCAAAAGGGAAACACCAACCAAGTGCAAAAGCTGGTATCAATGTTGGCAAGCAAAAAAAGACAGCAGAAGGTTTCAAGAAAAGGGTCAACGCACCTCACGCACATCTAGTTGGATTGGGGACAACACGGAGAACACGAACAAGACTTGGCGGGAAGTTTGCGGCAATTCGCAATCCATCGTCACGTCAGTTGTCGACTGGAACGATGCCGTCAAATCCTTTTGTTAAGCAAGCCGTTTTGGCTGCTCGACCGAAGCTGATGGCACGAATGAAAGAACGAGCGGCGAAAGCGTTAGCCCGCGAAGTAGCAAAAGTAAAACAATAAGGAGTTAGTTATGGCAAAAATTCGAGTCAAGGGATCGGTTATTAAGCAGGACATTGCTGCAACATTAACAGCAGTCGCACAGGTGATTGAGTTTTCAACCTCCGGAGCTGAAACGGAGACGTATGACTCAACAACGCTAGACACTATCGGTGCGGGTAAGGAGTACAGTGCAACCGGGTACGCTGAAGGTGGGTCGGTTGATTTCTCGGTATTCTTCGATCCAGCACTAGGAGGACATCAAGCGTTGACTGATGATATTACAACGCCAGCTGAACGTGATTATTCAATCACGTTTGCAGACGTTGATACAACAGCCTGGACGTTCACGGCAGCTGGAATTGGTGTGAACGTGACCGGTGCCATGAACGACGGATTGAAGGCTGATGTCAGCCTCAAGCTCGATCAGTTATTAGGGTATTCGTAAGGACGGAACGTTGAAAGCAGAGCTACTGAAGGATACGGAAGCAGCGCCATCGGCTGCCGGTGATGAGCGGCTTGTGACTATCAACGGGAAACCACATTTCCCGGCGGGCACAATTATTGAACATCCGCAAGCGTACCGGCTTGTAAAAATGGGTGTTGCAAAGCCGGCAGACGGCGAATGCGTTGTTGCAGCAGGCATGACGACAGAACAGCAGCAAGCTGCTCAGGTAACGCAGGAATTAGTCTCGAAGGGTATCCACCCAGAAGATTATCAGGCTTATCTCGACGGGATCATGATCGGGTACGACGAAGACGGTAAGTATATACCCGGACCGAATTACACTGAAGACGAACCAGATGGAGATGATGAGGAATGAGTTTAAGTCGCGAAGCGTTTTTGAAGCCAGTTAAAGTTCCTACCGAAGTTGTGAATCTGCCTGAATTGGGTGGCACAGTAACTGTTCGCGGAATGACAGCGCGAGGCCGGTCAGAATTTGAAAAGCAATTCCAGACCGCTAGCGGAAAACCCTCAAAAATGCGACAAGCTGAAATCCGCG